TTTTTTATCATATCATACAAATCTGTTTTGTCTAATATGATTTCATTATCTTTTAGATATGAAAGAAATTCATCGACAGTCCAATTGCTTTTTTCTTCACCGTTGTCAATCTGAGTTTTTAGTTGACTGACAACAGCGATTAGTTTTACTAAAAGCGGTGATGGACTATCGAATTCACACAATAACATAGTTATTATCTTTTTGCACGTCCTACTGGACCGACTGCTGGCTCTTCTGGTTCTTCAATGTCAGCAGAGATATCTGCTTCACCGCCATCAGGCAATTCTTCAGTTGCACTTAAGTCAGCGAATTCTTCACCGCCACCCATGCCCACATCAGCACCCATATCTGTATCAAATGCTTCAGCACCACCTTGACCAGTGATACCATTTACAGCATTCTTCATTGTAGTTTGACTTTGTGTTAGTGCGGCTTGCAATGAAGTCAATGCTTCTGTAGCTTGCTGACTGAATGATGCACTTTCGTTAACACCAATCTCAGATTGAACTGAATCAACCAATGCTGGTAATTCTTTAACAATCATGTCACTAACTTGCTCAACCATCTTCTGGATAGAGTCAACCATATCTTGTGCGGCAAGAATAGTTTGTGACTTTTCTACTTCTTCGTTTTCAACAACGATACGTGGGCGTTGTGTGCTTAAGTAAGCGAATTGCTTGCTCAATGCTTGTTCCATGAACACTAGTTTCATGTATGAACTGTTGCCAGTACTTTCGTAGAACTTGTTTGATGCTTTAGATTCGCTCATCAAGCCGCGAACTTTACTAAGCATATTACGCACTTGTGCGTATGACATACGGCTAACATCAATAGATGTACCATAATGTTCTTTCAAGGCACGTTGTGCGCTTGCTACTGGTTTGTTATCAAAATCTGTTAATTTCATAGTTGTGGTCCCAAGACTAATATAAAGTATTTATCATTTTTGGCTTTAATGTGCGGTTTTTAATTTGAACTGATGCTGTTGCCAGTAGTCAGATTGCCCCACATAACTCTCTAATTCCTGATACATTGAACTTCGTCTAAACTTATCCTCGTTCAATTTAGCTAGGAATATCAATTTATCATCTGTTTTTTTAGCTTTTTTAAACAAATTATTATGCACGTTTATTTGTACTTCTTCATTGGATATGCTTCTGTCTAGTGTGATGATCCTATTAGCTAATACATATTTACCGCGTTTGTCAAAGATACACCAGCAGATTGCATTTCTCATACTAGAAAATGAATGTATCAAATCACCGTTTGTCAGATGTACTTCGATATCTGTTTTGGACTTCTTTATGACATGGTAATTTTTAAATACAACGTAGTTATCCTTAGTCGTTTCAAAAATAGAAATGTCTTGTAAATCCTCGATCTCCTTAGTGGAAATCATTCTATTAAATTTACGTTCTAGTTCAATATCATTCATCATTTTTGACCACTTTAAAATAAATGTTTCTAAGTTCATCTGTACTATCCAAAAATTCAGGTAATTTATTCCATGCTGTATTTGTTTTTATCATTGGAACTTGGTCACAGTCTGAATACAATGATCCTAATTCAGTTATCCCATCATTATATACACTAGGATGATTAATTATAAAGTCAAAGGTCCAGCAGTTAATTTCAATATCTTCTCCCTCAAACAAGAACCCAAAATTATCAAACTCGTTTAGTTTAATCTTATTAAGTTCAGGAACTGTGATATCTTCTGGCTGACTACGCAATGATACTGCTTGTACGATTGTGTCAAAATTGCACTGTGTATTTCTTTTATGTAGCCATAACTCAAGGTCATCATCTACCCCTGGCTTGGAACGATTGACAACACCCGTCTGTGTGATATCAAATAATGTGTAGCAACTTATTTTAAAACTCATAACTGTATTTAGAGGCAAAAAAAATCCGAGAATAAATCTCGGATTTCTTTGAAGTTAAACTTCTGATTAGCTTGCGCTTGTAGCTGTAGAAGCTAAACGGAAACCAACGTTTGTTACTGTAGCACCAGATAGGTCATAACCATTAACTGTACCTAAAGCACGAATTTGTGTTTGTAGAGTAGCCGCTGTGTATGCGCCAACTGGGTAAACTGCAACAGACATGTTTGTAACGTTTGCTGTAGCTGCCACAGAGTACATCATAACTGTGCCTAATTGCTCAATAGAAACCATAACTTGTGCAACCATCTCATCAACACCTAATTGTGTTGTTGGAGCGGCGCCTAAGTCAAAACCGAAGAAGTCCATTGCTGGACCGATAAAGTTTGTAGTTGTGCCGTCAGCCGCAGTAGATGATGCTACTGGACCGTTTTGTACGTCCATTGCGAATACTGGTTGTGCATCGCCGTGTGTTCTTGTAAATCCTGCCATGATAATTTTCCTTTAAAAAGTTTGAATCGTATAGATTCATACTAATATTTAGTCCTGATATAAAAAAATCCAGGATTTGGGCTTATCTTCCGGCTAGATTTTGACGACTAAAGCCCATTCTATCTACAAATTTAAGTCCGTTACTAACAAAACCCTCTTGGGTTTGTGTACCGTCTTGTAAATAGCCTTTGACAGGGCTTGCTTCTGCGGCCTTATTGAGTTGGTCTACAATAGCCATCTTTAATTGATATAAGCTAGCCCATATAGTAAATGCACCAACTAGTCCTTCTTTGTTCGCTTCTAAATGTTGTGTCAACTTAGTTCGCATAGCGTCTGTCATTGGGCGACTATTAAAATATTCCATAAATCCGTCTACTAGATTATTCAAGTCACCAGCTACAATTTTCTTATTGATATAGGTTGTGAATAATCCACGGAATGTACTAGCTGCCTGTGGGGCAGTAGTTAATAATTGATCCACAGCAGGACCATATTTCTTAATATCAGATTGTGCTTTGTTAACTAATTTACTGCTTATCTTTAGTTTAGGAGTGATAGGCATTTTAGCAGGGACGATAGCTACATTACTATTGTTCTTTAAACTACCAATTCCACCGTCTAATGGTGAAGCTTCGTCTGTAGTAGCGGCATTTGGGGGAATGAACTGGTGTACAACAATAGCGGCTTGTTTACCTTTAAACAATTGTCCTACTTCACTGTTGGCTTCAACTGTATACGCAATACCATTAGGATTGGCTTTGAACTTGTACATACCATTTTGGTCTTGTAGCGGCTGACTGAATAACAAGTCACCCCAGTAGTAACCTTTGCTTCTGTCTGATTTTTCTAAGCCTGGCCAAATTTCTGCAATTAACTGATGTAATCCACTGCGGTCAACACCACGGGCTTGGTCGTACTGAACAAATTGCTCGGGACTGAATACTTGACGACCCGATAAGTCTTTCTTATTGAACATATGTTTGTCCATAATACTAAACTTACCGTTCGTTCCTCGACCAAAAATCAATGCAGGATATCCATCCCACTTGATAGTAACGGTCGCTGGATTTTTAACTGTATCTACACTTGCTTGAACAGCACGACTTGCACCTTGAGTACCGTCTAAAAATATCAAATCTTCAGGATGGTCTAAATGTCCTTTAGCTTCTGTAATGGACAATTTATCAATCTTAGATTTTAATACTGCTAGGGATTCAGATAGGCTCATTCTTACTGTTCTTCTTTAGTGACTTTGCAAATCTACTCTGATCCTTGCTTTTGATAGCACTTAATAGCTTGCGCTCTAGGATCTCAGCCTGTTCAGGCGTATAGTGTTTATTAATCATTTCTAGCAAATTAATTGCACTAGTAATGATGTTATGGCCGCGGCTCTCAATAATGTGACTTGTATCACGGTTATTACCGATTGACTCTAATTCTTCCAAAAGGCTGCGAGTTTGTTTTTGCATGATATAGTATTTAGTCTTATTTCTTCAAACTGTTGAGTAAATTTTTGAGTTTTGAACCCTGAACGTCTACTACGACCTTCTTATTCAGTGATTCTAGTATTTCCCCAGTAGCTTGGTCAATAATAGGTTCTGTAGAAACTAGTGTAGATTGCGCTTTTACTTGATTCATAATGTCAGTCGGACTAGGCGCCGGACGATACTTTGCTTGCTGATCCGCATATCCATCAGGATCACTGTCACTAATACGCATTGTCTCAATATCATAGTCTAAGTCAATTTTCATACCTACACCTGTCGAACTGCGTGACTTCATACATTGAATCTGATACTTACCACGCTCACGCATACTACGACTTGTAAAGATACCGAACACATTATCCGCTGTATTAATCTTACTAATACCACCAGCAATGTGACTATGGTCAAACTCAATCTCATCAACAGCACTACGATTCAACTGACTTGCTGTCACTAATAAGATTCCCATTTCTTTAGCTAAGTTACGCAATTCTTCTGCAACATACTTATCCTTGATGAATTGATCGTTAGGATTAACTTTAACAGAGACAGGCATAACCAAGTCTAAGTAGTCAACCATTACAAAGTCAATTTTAATGCCTGTTTGAATTTGTACTTCTTTTAAGTAAGCACGAATATCGTTCACGTTACTTTGTGCAGGCAAACCCTTAACACGATACTTACCAGACTTTTTACCTACCATTTTAACTTTAAGATCGGTTGTATCAATG